GCATCTGAGAACCTAGACAAATCCAGTATCCCACCTCTAGTTCTTATCCTTGCAGACTATCAATACCGTACCGCATTTGTAGTCGATCATGAAATTAATCTTATGGCAGCATTGACTGAGATTATGAAAGAATGTAAGTTCCTATGATATGGTACATACTTACATTTGTTGCTGGATGGTATGTTCGTGAAGCTTTTGCTATGCATAAGATTAGGGTTATCGTTAAGACAATGAAAGAGTTAGAAGAACCCCCAGTAGTTATAGATGAACTAAAGGTCAATATTGAAAAGCATAATGACCAATTTTATCTTTATAGAGACAGTGATAGCCAATTTATTGCCCAAGGCGCTACAAAGGCAGATGTTATTGAGGTTCTTAAGAAGAGATATCCTGCTCAAACTGTTGTGGTAGATCCCGATAATGTTAAAGAGGTGGATTTCAAATGAGCCCCTTTGATTTTTTAAATGCTATCAATGATACCAAACAGAATATGTTTGATGATCCACAGGCTGAGAAGGACTACAATGCTTTCTTAATTAATCGTGGTCTATCTTATTTCCCTGATACTATTCTATATGCAAATGAAATGAATAAAAGTAGTATGATATCTAAGAAGATGCAGTTTGATTTTCTTATGAATAGTATACCAAAACGTAAGAGATTTAGTAAATGGCACAAGAAAGATGTGTCCACCGATAAGTTATTGTTAATTCAAAACTATTATAAATATAATGAAGCGAGAGCTCTGGAAATAATGGATCTTTTGACTGATGAAAAAATAATAATAATTGAGAATAAAATGAATAAAGGTGGAAGAAATGACCATTGAACAAATTTACTACGACTGGAAGCCAGAGTCCATGTTGGAGATTATACTGCCCGAGCCTGATAACTTTCTAAAAGTTAGGGAGACTTTGACACGTATTGGTATCGCGTCGCGTAAAGACAATAAACTATATCAGTCTTGCCATATATTACATAAGCAAGGTCGTTATTTTATAGTGCATTTCAAAGAACTCTTTGCTCTTGATGGTAAAGAAAGCAACATTACTGCATCAGATATTGAACGTAGAAATGCTATTGCTTTATTGCTTCAAGACTGGGATCTATTGAAACTCGTGAACAAGTTAAGCACTGATACTGCTTCAATCTTGTCACAAATAAAAGTTGTTTCCTACAAAGAGAAACATGAATGGGAATTGGTGCCAAAATATAACATTGGCCAAAAACGTAAACCGCAATAATTATATAATTCTATAGGAGAGTAAGATGGACATTAATTTAACACTGACAGTGGATGAAGTAAACGTAATTTTAGCATCATTAGGCAAACACCCCTTTGATCAGATTGCAGCCTTAGTGCAAAAAATAAAGACTCAAGGTCAGCCACAAGTAAATGAGAAAACGCCAGTTGAACAAGGTACAACAGATTCAATTGCTGCCGAATAATCCCAGGATTACTACTATTTAATACTTTTAACTATATGAAAATATAGGTGTTGATTATAAGTAGTTATGTAAGACCAAATCAACAATGTAATTAACCTAGGAGATTTACCATGTGGACTACACCAGCAGCTACAGAAATGCGTTTTGGCTTTGAAGTTACACTTTATGTGATGAATCGTTAATCACAAAGAATAAAATAAAAGGACTTCGGTCCTTTTTATTTGCAATAAAGTTAGTTTTGAAGTTACGATTTGTATAAATAATTATATGAAACATAAACATCATATAATACCAAGACATGCTGGAGGATCAGACGATCCATCCAATATTATAGAACTTACAGTAGAAGAGCATGCAGAAGCTCACCGTATATTGTATGAACAGTATAATAATTGGCAAGACTATTGTGCTTGGCAGGCTTTATCTGGCAGAATAGGACAAGAAGAAATATTAAGAATGAAACAAGGTGCTGCCAATAGAGGTCGTAAAAGAACACCTGAGCAGTGTGAAAGAATTAAACAGGCAGCAATAGAAAGAAATAAGCGCTGGGCAGAAAATCCTGAATTAAGGGTTGAGGCAAATAGAAAAAGATCTGAAGCTATGAAGGGCAGAAAAAAGTCTAAAGAAGCTATTGATGCCTGGAGAGAAAGTAAAGCTAATGGTGCTGGGTTTTCTCATTCACCTGAAACTAAAGCAAAGATCGCAAAGTCATTAGAAGGTAATCAAAACAGGAAGTTATAAATAGAATTAATATGCACTGTACAGTAAGTACAGTCTCTCGATCATGACCTTGGACCGTTATGAACTGGGCGGGGTAACCAGTATAAAACCCCATAACTCATTCATGGGAGATAAACATGAAAATTGCAGTATTAGCATTATTAGTGTCACTGTCGGCCCACGCTGAACCACCAAAAGAAATGTATATGCCTAATGACGCCGGCGGATTTGTGGTATTGACCGCTGAACCTTGTGCGCATAAAAACGTGGCTAAAGAATATCCATATAAAGCGTATGCAACAGAAAGTTCTGATGTTGTATATCATGAAGGATGTTGGAATAGCCCAGATACATCAGACGTTCCTGCACAAATAATGTCAAAGTCAGAAGGCGCACCGGAGGCTCCGACCATCCGAGTTATCCAAATGGTTAACACTTGGTGGGTAGAAGGTGGTAAAGCAACATTTTTTCAATCACACTTTACTCCAGAGAAAAAACGTTATTTGAGCAATGGTAAAATTGAAATGACATTGCCACCAATAGTGGTGAAGCCATGAGATTACTGTTAGCATTTATAATACTATTGTTTTCAGTTGGCGCAACAGCAGAAACATATCGTGTATGGCAATATACCGAAAATGTCTTTGTGGTATTAACAGAAACAGTCTGTGTTAAACCTAAAACTGGACTACAAGCAAGAGCTATTAAAGATGACGGCAAAACCATAGAAGGATGTTATGTACCGGAAGGTAAGAGTTTGGTGAGAATTACTTGGTATAATAATGATTTTGCCGTATTAGAATTAAAGAACTTTGTGCCTATGTCAGATACAATGTTTAAAATGATGAATAAAGAAGTAAAATGAAAACTAATTATAGTTAAACTATAGTGTACATTAATTCTTTATTGGTGTATAATAGTATCTTAAATGGAGAAATATTATATGAAAAAGATTGCTTTAATTACTTTAATGTTACTTTCTACTTCAGCAATGGCTGATAACTATATGGGTGAAATTATCGGTGGTGTTGCTGGTGGTGCAATTGGTAACCAAATTGGTGGTAGTAATAAAACAATTACAACAGCAATCGGCGCTGTTATTGGTAGTCAAGTAGGTGGAAGAGTTCAACAAAATATGAATAATCCTTATCCTAGGCAATATCAGTCACAATACCAGTATCCGCAACAATACCAACAAGTTACCCAAGTCTACATCTACCCGGCAAATGTACCGGTACCATATGGTATGAGGTGTGAATTACAGAGTGTAGTAGTTAATGGGCAAGTTTTATTAAATAATTATTGTTATTAGGAATATTATGGCTCACAAAGAGATTGAAAGAGTAGACGTAGAAAAAGCTTTAAATGCCGGTGATAACATGTACAATGTTATTTTAGCAGCAGCGGCAAAAGCTAGAAGTATTAAAAGTTATAGAGATAAAAAAGATATAGCAGATGGCAAATTAAATGCTTATGCTTATAAACCAATTAGTCAAGCTCTTCAAGATATTATTGATGAGCATACAAGGTAGAAAGAATTCGTTGAAGGTAGAAGTATGAGTTCAAGACGGCGGAGCATTACCGCCCATCTCCACCAAAAGCATATTGTCACTAAGGTCCCGTAAGGATTATGTCTTTAGCGCGATAGTATGCTTTTGATGGGGATGAATAGATTCGATTGAGGTCAAAGGGCTACTGGAGGATCGGCAATACGAAAGCCGTAGGATTGGGATATATGAGCACTCGAAGTCTGAGCTAAAGGACTACACTCACTCGGTCAAAGAAGTAAAAAGATATAACTGCAAACGATGAGTTATTCGCATTAGCGGCTTAATTGCCGCTTAGGGTTCGGTGGGTTCCTCGTAACAGAATACCCACCATTTGAGATATGATATGAAAATAATAGTTAATGGTACATTTGATGTTTTACACCCAGGTCATATTCAGTTGCTTAATGCAGCCAAGGCGATGGGAGATTATCTATTGGTTTGTATAGACTCTGACTCTAGGGTTAGAAAGTTGAAAGGTAATTCAAGACCAATATATAATGAATACGTTAGAGCAATGATGCTACAAAATTTGAAAGCCGTTGATGATGTATTAGTCTTCAATTCAGAAGATGAACTATGCGACATCATTAAACATTATGATGCAGATATTATGGTTAAAGGTAGTGACTATATTGGTAAAGATATTGTAGGTGCCCAATATTGCAAAAAGATAATTTATTATGACCGAATCGAAGAATACTCCACAACAAAAACAATTCAAAATATTATTGATAGGTGATGATTGTTTAGACGTGTACCGATATGGTACCGTTGATCGTATTAATCCTGAAGCACCCGTCCCTATATTTAAATTTAGCCATGAAGAGCATCGTGCTGGCATGGCTGGTAACGTCTTAAATAATCTTGAAACATTAGGTTGTGAAGTAGATTATCTTCATTCAGATACTTCAATTAAAACTAGACTAATAGATATTAGAAGCAAGCAACATATAGTTCGTATAGATGATGATAAAGAATGCCTTCCAGTAACAACAAAATTAGTCTTTGAAAAAGAATTTGATGCCATTGTTATAAGTGATTATGATAAAGGAACTGTTAGTTATAAACTAATAGAGGAATTAATAAACACCTATTCGTGTCCTATTTTTATTGATACAAAGAAAAAAGATCTTTCTAGGTTTGAAGGTTGTATAATTAAAATTAATTTGTTAGAATACAATAGATTAATTAATCAACCTAGCAAACTTACTGATTTAATTGTTACTAATGGAGATAAAGGCGTTATATGGAATAACAATTATATTAAAGCAATTGATGTAGATGTATCTGATGTTTGCGGTGCGGGTGATACATTCTTGGCTGCACTTGTGTATAAGTACTTACATAATTATAATATGTTAGAATCTATTAAGTTTGCAAACAAAGTTAGTTCAATAACAGTGCAACGCTTTGGAGTGTATGCTCCAACACTAGAGGAAATTGACAATGTCAGAGAATTGGAGTGAAATTAAATTCATTTATGAGAAAAAAGATAAACGACATAAAGACAGAGTCGAAAAGAAATGGGGTTATGAATTAATTTGGGTTACCAATGATAAGTATTGTAGTAAGATCCTGCATTTCAATACTGGATCTAAGTTTAGTATGCACTTCCACGCCGAAAAAGAAGAGACTTGGTATGTACATAGCGGTAAGTTTATAGTTAAATGGATGAACACAACTACTACTAAAATCTATGAACAGGAATTAAATCCTGGAGATACTTGGCATAATGTACCATTGCTACCACATCAACTCATATGTTTAGAAGAGGGTGATATACTTGAAACTAGTACACCCGATAGCATACAAGATAATTATAGAATAATGCCAGGAGACAGTCAGTGCGAATCCTAGTAACTGGATATAAAGGTTTCATTGCTTCTAATATGATAAAAGCATTAGAAGGGCATGACATAGGTTTATATGAGTGGGGTGAAACTATCCCAAATGTTAAGGGTTATGATTGGGTAATTCATATGGGTGCTATCAGTAGTACCACCGAATATGATATGAATAAGATTATAAAACAAAATTATGAATCTAGTATAGATTTGTATAATGATTGTTACAGACTTGGGGTTAACTTTCAATTCTCTAGTAGTGCAAGTGTTTATGGACAAGGTGCATCTTTTAAAGAAACAGACCCAGTAAATCCACAATCCCCATATGCATGGTCAAAGTATATGGTTGAAAGTTATATTAAACTATACCCCCCAAAAGGAATGGTTGCACAGTGCTTTAGATATTTTAACGTGTATGGTCCTGGTGAGGATCATAAGGGCAATCAAGCAAGCCCGTTTAATCAGTTTAAACGACAAGTAGAAGAGACTGGAGCCATTAAACTATTTGAAAATAGTGATCAATACAAAAGAGACTTTATTCATGTTGATCAGGTAATAGATATACATAAGAAATTCTTTAATATAAAAGAGAGTGGCATCTGGAATGTAGGATCTGGTACAACAATGAGCTTTAAAGATGTGGCAACACAATTTTCAGATAACATAATTGAAATACCAATGCCTACTATATTACAAAATAGTTATCAGAAATATACATGTGCAGATATGACAAAAACTAATGCTACTTTAGCATATAAATAACAATG